GATTGCCACGTTCCTCAAATATATTGATTATGTCGTGTAGGTCGTGCCAGTACATAACAAATCGACGCATCTTCTCGTGGACTTCTTTCTCGGCATCATGTAAAGCATTGACCACTGTCGACATAAGATCGCGCATTACATGAATGTCTTGTGCGATTTGATTCAAGGCTTCTTCTGAGGTTAGTTTAGGCATAGCCGATCCTACAGATTATCTCTTGACAGATTTAAAGGCTTCGTTTATTTTATTGATCGTAGGTCGAGCCTTTTCCAACGCAAGTCCTACTGCATAGTTGGCGGCGCCTTCTGCTCGCGCATAGTCACGAAACGCTTCGATATCCGATGCGGTAAGTGTGACAGTCGGCGGCTCAGAAACTTCCTCGGCATAAGCTGAAGTTGCAAACAAGGCTAGGAATATGTATAGGCTTTTCATATTGAGGTTCCTCATATGCAAGCACCGGCCGTCGTTTTCTTGATGATATTGCCACTTGCATCAAGACATAGCGACGCGGCTGGTGTTCCCGTTGTCACGGCTGGAAGCTGGATTACCTGCCCGGCAGATATGTTTAGCGCAGGTGTCGATCCATTGGTATGGAAGGATAATGTACTTCCTTCAAATACAAGCGGTGTAAAGGCTGTACCTGTATTGTTGACGCCGCCGATGATAAATGAAGTGCTATCTGCACCGAGGCGAATTGCACGGGTTGCACCAGAGATCAAGCCCATCGCAATGTTGTCGGCATTGACGAAGCTGAACGCGGACGCCGCGCTTGCCAAGCCACCACCACCTTGCGCGAAGGTGGAGAAGTAATTAACAGGCGCCGCATTGATTGCATCCTCAAAAGCCTGAGCAATATGGCGATGGCCACAGTCATTGGGATGGCCATATGCCCATAAAGGTGTAACGGCTGCGCAGTTCATCATAACGACATTAGCCATGTCGATTGATTGGTTTAAGTAGGCGCGGATATCAACGAAGTTTACATTAAGTCCATCGCCTGCAAGTGTCGTCGCGACGTATTTGTTCGTAGCATTGAGGATAGCAGTCGCGGCGCTGTTTGTATCGTCAGGCTGGCGAATGGCACCGGCCAGAAACACCTTTGGCGCGGATATGCCGCGAAGTTTTGAGGGTGGAGTGGCGACGCCATAGATCGAAACCGGATTGCCCGCGCCACTCGCCGAGGTCACGGTGATCTGTACTGTGAGCAATGTGTTAGCTGGGACGATATATCTCGCAGCGGCTACAGCCCGCGTCAAGCCTGTCGACGTTAGAAATGCAACAGGCGGTTGGGAAGTCATCACCGTGTTTCCAGTGATTTGATCTGCAACTGTCGTTCCATTGATCGCGACCGTGAATGTGCCGCCGGATGAGAGATAAGAACCGTAGTAGAGGTAGAGCGCGCCACTCGATGAATAGGCATTGACTGAATAGGTCGCTGCATTGTCAGTGGTTGTTTTGCCGCTGAATGAAGAATAGGTCGTATCTGTCGACCACGATCCTGTAAGAACATTGCCGGAATAAGTTCCTGAAAGGTACAGGCTCGCCGAGATTCCAGAGAAAGCGGCAGTGGCTGTATACATGGCTTTATAGCTGGTTGCATAAAGTGCATTGCCGATGTAAGTTACATCATTAGCACCGATGAACATCGATACTAGCGGATTTGCGCCACCAAGCGGCGAGGTCAGCGTGTTGAACACGCGTGCCTGCATGTCGGCGAGCGTGTAGCCGGTCACGCCGTAGTTAGTGAAACTCGACGCATTGACGTTATAGTCCCCCTGCAGGCGGCCCATATAAGAGTTGGCCGGCGACGTCGCGCCAAGACCTTCAGTGATAGAATCGCCGTAGCCGATGTAGCCGTAGCGCAGGGTCGAGACCGCATTCAGCGATGCAGGCTGCGAGGCTACCAGACATGCGACGCCATAGACGTAGCAGCCGGTCATGTTGATTGTAGTGGCGTTCATCGATCCATTAGTCAGGAAAAACACACCCCCTTGCATATCTAGGGTCAGCGAATTATCAATTGGATCGTTACCAAGAAATGCAACTCGTGTTCCATTTGGGCGATACCATGAAATGTAACCTGTATGTGGAGAGGGTGAACCTGAAATGACTACATACCCGCCGGGAGGTTTGCCTATGGTAAGAGGTCCAGCCTGAACCGATGCGAATGAGTTACCAACAAAAGCTGTGTTGGCACATGCATTGGAACTATCGCTAGACGGTCGTGTCGGACAGGTCTGAGCCATCGCCGGCGCTGCAAGCAATCCTAGAAGAAGGATAAGAATGTTAAACATTTGAATCCATCACTGTGAGAGGATTGGACGAACCAGCGCCCGTCGCAGCAAATGCTTGATAGGCACCTTGACATTCGCCTTCGATCACAAGGGTTCCACCATTGCCATAAACGCGGAAGCATCCGCCGAGTGCAGCGTTTGTCGGAGTTAGGGCTACGTTGGAGCCTGTATTTTGAACATTCGCCGGGGCAACGAAGATATCACTTGTCCCGGGATTGTGGAACAAGAGCTTAGTACGAAAGGCATTGGCCGGAGCCACTGTGATCGGTGCCAATTCGCTGATGTTGTTGTAGGAGTAGACCTTACCCCCACTGGCCGAAGCAAATGCCAGTGGCGATCCGGGGCCAGTGGAGATAAGTCCCATGATTAAGCTCTCCGTTCGATTTTCTGGTTGGACTCAACCAGCTTACCGATCACTGTTACAAGGTCTGCAAGGCCGGGAATCTCGGCAGGCTTTGAACGAAGCTCATCCATATCTGCCTGAAACTTGTCGATCAGCGACTGAGAATAGTCGCCAGCCATGTTCTCAGGTTTAGCCTTCCAGCGATTCTCGAAGGTCGCGGAGATTTCTCGGGCCTCGTCATCGACCGGTAGCATATCTGGCGTGGGGTCGCCAATGAAGACGATATCATTCTTCTCGCCCTTGCCAGAATGGCAGACAATGATTTCGCCGTCCTCATTATCTTTATTCCCCCAACGATTGGTCCAGCAACTAGGGTCGCGGATATCGAGAAGGCGGGGGACCGGGAACTGAACACGCTTTGGGCGACCAGTCTGCCGGTCGTTTTCAGTGTATTCCCACGTCTCACCTTCAACGTTGAGATAGTGGGGAGTCATCAGCTTCCATCTCGCCATGTCAGTTCTCCTGCCATTCCATGGTGATTGCAAGGACGCCAGACGAGACACTGACGCCATTGAGATTGACACACAGCTGCTGGCTGGAACCTTTGAGAAGGTCGAGGCCCTTGCTGAACATGTCGTTGCCAGTGCCATAGGTCCGCTCTACATCGACCCTGCCACCAGCGGCCGTGGTGACGGGAAGGTCAACCAGCAACGCCCCCATAAGCGACGGCGAGGAATCGACGATCGTTGGGTTGGCGGTGTAGGCGGTCAGGGTTGCAGTCGCAGCGGAGTCACTGGAGATATGCGGAACCGCAACCGGAAGAGCATGGCTCGTCGCGGCTGTGCCACCAGTGTCCTGTGAGACGCGACGATACAAAAGGAACGGCGTGGTGATTGCCGTGCCCGCAGTGCCGCCGATAACTACGCGGCGAACCGTGACCGTCTTCGAGGAACTGGCGTTGATGCAGAAAATGTCCGTGGCCGAAGCGGCAGGGACAAGGCCAACCGACACCGCCGCGTAGGTGGGTCGGCGGACGATTTCCGTAATCATCCCAACCTGAGGGACAACGTTTACTGCCTGAGCAAGGGCTGCGCCGGTGAAGGCGGGCCCCGCCAAGGTTCCAAGGATAAGCTTGCGAATCATGGCAGGGTTCCTTTTAGTTGGCGACCACAAGTCCAGCGGGATAGCCGGAGTAGACACCACCAGTGCCAACAACCTGATTGTCGAGGTTCAGCACGATCTGACATTCAATCGCGCCGGCCGAGTGAGTGCCAACAGAAATGAAGTTCAGCTTGAGGTAGCGAGGCAGGACCTGACCCGGCACTACCCTCGGAACGTCGATATTGGCAAGCTGAGCACCGGCCACGAGCGTCGCCTCGGCGATCGCAGCCGAAGTCCACATCGTAGTATAAGAGCCGGGAGCGCCGGAACCGTTATCTGGCGCACCCTGCAATTGTAGCTGGAGACTGGTGCCACCAGTAATGGCAGTCGTCACCAGAGCCGACAGCTTCATTGCCGGGTTGTCACCAATGCCAATATCGCGGGCACCGCCACCATTCGCGGAACTGGGGATGCCGGAGAGAACTCCAAGGTCAATGATGTTCGACGCAGCCTGAGTGCCGGTCGTCGGCAGATCGGTCTGAGCGCCTGCCGTGATGCCACCGGTTGCGCCATTAGACGTGCCGGTGAAGGTGAGGAGATTGTCCAAAATCATGGTTTAGGTTCCTTTCGATGAGGTTTAGGGAGGTGGCCTAAGACTAGGTCACCTGAGCCTCATTATTCAAAATTGCGTCGCACGTACGAACCGGGATGCCGCGGAAAGTAGTTACCACTTTACCGTCAAATTCTTCCAACCTAAGCAGAACATTAGTTTTATTCATGGCTTGAAGGTCAAGGTAGGTGCGAACCACGCGGTTGCAGTAGATCACCGTCCGACCCATGTTCGCGCGAACCGCCGGGGTGTCGGAGGACTGAATCGCCGTAGCGCCCGAAGGGGCCGTCGGCAGGCGATACAGAGCGCGGACCAGAAGGTTGATCAGATTCGCAGCCGAGACACCGGTAAGCTGGGTGACGTCGATATTCGCGATGCGAGCGACATAGCGCCAGTCACGAAGAACGAGGCCGATTTCCCACTTGAAGTGATCGCGATAGGCCTGATAGGTGTTGCCTGCCGCGTCCTGCACCGGCCACTCGCCCATGTCGCGATGCTGGAGGCCAGTCATCTTGCCCTTAGGGAAGGTACCGTGGAGAGTGTCGTCGCCCCAGACCGGAATCCAGACCGACGTGTTGGTCGAAGAGGTTCCGCCGCCATCGAGAACATTCGCAGCCGTCGCAGAGTTCGACGTGTTCTTCGTCGAATAGCGCGGGGCAAGGCCGGTGAAGCGTTCGGGGTTGGTGTGCTGGTTGCCGTAGATCAAAGTAGCGGCGACCTGCTGGCTCATGCCTTCAAGGAAGGCGCGAACCTCGGACAGACGGAAGTCAGCGGTGTTACCGTTGAGGTCCG